ATCTTGTCCATGATCTTCTTACCAAACTTGAACAAGAATACCTTACCTTCATTCTCAGGGTTCTTAGGATCACTCACCACATAGATATTGGCAACATAATGTAGGCGCCGCTTCTGGTCACGGGCCTGCTTACGCTCAGGACCATTATCGTCCTGTGTAGAGTTCCAAAGTTGAGAATTATATTCGGAAACAGGATCTTTTTCATCAAAAGTCGTTAGTGACTTTTCAATATACCACTTGCCTGTAACCTTTGATTGGAATCCATGGTCAAAGTAGCGGACCCAAGGAAGGGCATCGTCACCATCAACAGCAGGGCCAGGTAGGAAACGAATAACAGCAAGAGCGTTACCTGTTTTATCAGGCGTAGGCTTCCAGTAATTATCGGTATCATCCTTCTCATAACTACCACCTGGGTTGTTAATCTTCTCTACTTCCTTTAGTAGATTGTCAAACTTACCAGAGTTCTTTTTTAGATTTGCAAAATTCATCGTATGTTCCTTGTATTAGCGTTGTATAGTCGTTTTGTCCACATAATCATAACAATATAATGTATTATAGTATATAGGATAGACCTTGTCAAGCATTAATTATGGCCAATATTAAAAACAATTACAGTCTTCCTTCCATCGCTGGTATTTCCAGGACTTTTATGCATCAATAAAGAAGGAAATAATAAGATATCTCCTTCTTCAATTTTAGGTGTGTAGTATTCCTTCATGTAAGGTATGGCAAATGTAGTTGCAGGTCCATCTTTAGGAAATTCAAGATAGTATATACCTGACCAAACACTACCACCATGTGTATGCCATTCATGAGTATCATGTTTACAATATTGCTGAAACCATACATTTCCAAAATTGAAAACACCTGGAACCTCCATATCTTCAAATATTTTAAACAAATATGGTTTTATATATTGTGATAGAAAGTCAAAATATTCCCTTCGCTTTCCAATTTCTAATTTCCAGTCAGTTTTAGAAATAGATTGATCATCATCAATAATCTTTTCGGATTCCTGATTGCTGATAATATGAAGTAAATCATTTTTTATGATATGGTGTTCATCAAACTTTAGAATATAAAGTGGAATATTCACATCATATTTTAAAACATTCATAAAGATTTATCCTCGCAAAATTTCATACCCATATAGGATTTCCATATAGTGTAATGTGTCTTCAGGAATTTTAAGTATTCTTTGTGTATGTTTATCTAAGAATACCATCTCACCATTATCATCGAATACCTTTTGATAATGGCCTTCGGCATAGTTTAATAGGATTTCAGATGGTTTACCTGGTGCAAATTCACAATTTGTTATATCTTCTACTGGAGTAACTTTAGACGATTTCTTTTTTGGCGTTGTCATCTATCTTCTCCTTGAGTATGCGTTTAAACTTGTTGTTATCGTATTTTACAAATGGTCTATACTTACGCAATTTTAACGCCACCTTGGCCCAAATTGGATCATTGTTACCCATATATTTATCAAACTTATCCGTATATCTTATAAAGTCATTTAGTATTACCATGGACTCGGGAGAAATACTACCCCTAAGAAATAGACAGACAATATAAGGATACTCACCATCGACAATATTAAAAGGAAGATCAAGGCCATATTTAAATACTCTTTCAACGTCATTGGCGAAGTGGTATGTAAGTGCCTGTCTTCGCCCTTTATATTGTAAGTAGTTTTCTTTTGCTTCATCCTCCAATAATTCAGTAACATAGTTCCGATCCTTCAAACGATTAGCAATAAAGAAATCTCTTAACTCTTTATCTTCATACTCTTTTGCCACCTTATCAAAGAACCATTTGTCCGGTCTTTTCTCATAGGTGGTTCTAGATGCTTTAACTTTATGGTGCGTAAACAGATCAAATGTAGGACTCTCAAAGTGAGTTCTTATTGTCACAAAGACCACGTATGCACCATACGCGGAAAAGTGGCTCATATTGGTAGTTTGGCAGTTTTTGATTTCTTAAGGAAGTTGAGGTCTTCTGCCTCTAATTGTATCTTTGCCTTGAGGACGCCAGAGACAAGTTTGCCTGCGGTTTCTACCTCAAGGTTATGTTGTTCACAGAACATACAGATCGCATCAATGTATGGTATATCTTTCATGTATACCATTTCTTCAATAGCCATGGAAAATTTATTGATATCTTCGGGAGTCATTTTCTTTTCCGTTGTTTCATAATGTAAAAGGTGCCGGATTCTGTTTCTAGGCTCCGGCGGGCCCAATGATTATGCTGCTAGAGCAAGATCAAATGATGCAAAGTTATCGTTAGCACCTAACGTTTGCTTTCGGTCTCCTTGAACCCTTACTACGCTTGTCGATCCTATTTCTGCCCCATCAAAGATACACCGTGTAACACTATGATGGTTCTATTGTAAATAATCATAGCATCAATTTCTATTGGTGTACCTTTGGTGGAGCAGCCGGGTACCGCCCCCGGGTCCAATACGTCTATGTCGTTCCTCTCAACGACCTAAGCATACTATTTATAACATATATTGAGATTTTTGTCAAGATTATTCTATTTGATTCTCGAACTCTTCCATCTGTGGTGCAGCAACACCACGATGATCTAAGGAACCTTTAGTTGCATGGACGCGAAGTGTTGTCCCGTATAAGGCAGTCCGCGATGGTGATAGTGTTACAGCTAGCCAAAGCGAGACAAAGACACACCATTATTGGAAGAAAGTATTTCATAATCCTGTTTCCTCTCTAAATTGTTTTACTTTATTGTAAAGTTCTGGTATATAATCGCCACGTTGTTTAACAAATATCTGTGGTTGTTCGTGGTCTACCGATATCAATACCACGATCTGCTTGGCCTTGATACCTGTCATTTCTTCATACATTAATGAATAGCAGGTACATTGTTCGAAGTAAGATAAAATCCATTCTTCTTTTTTCAACTTTAAAGATGTCTTAAAGTCAATAACAGAAGGTACACCGTCAAACTCGGCAATACAATCAACTTGACCTGCGAGACCGAGAGTTTCGCTATAGAGCATAGTTTCCAAATAGTGAACATTGTCAATCCTATCAACGATGGGTAACATTTCATTAAATGCCTGTTTCATATCAGGCATTACACTTTCGTTTAGAAAACTACTTTTTTCTTGATTAGAGATATAAGATTCCATAAGCGAATGAAATTTTGTACCTCTTCTACTTGCTCTTCCTGATATCTTATTCGCCTCTTCTTCCCCCACTTTTGCCCGCCATTTGGCAATCGAGTCGCCTTTGAAATGCGATAAGAAGGTGGTGACACTGGGCAATCTTTTACCGTTTGGTGAGATGTAGTATCGCTTGCCATTATATTCTTCTCTCTTTAATTCACATAGTGGTGTGGTGTTTATATGTTTAAATGTTTTCAACAGCCAATATCATTAACATCAAATGCTTCGATGTCTTTCTCTTCATGGTACTTGGCCCAATTGCCAAAGAAACCTACCGCTTCTCGCTTTTTCTTGCGAGGTTGGCGCACATCTTTACCGAGGTCTGCCAATCTCATTGACATACCCCAACGACTCATTCCATTGTCTATTTTATTTTCTAAGGAAAGCATTGCTGAAAGGATAAACTGCTTGCGTTCATCCTGTGTGAGTGTTTCATTAGCAAAAACATCCTCAACAAATAGTTTTACCGACTCATCCAATGGACTGGCCATAATATACTCCTTCATTTCATACCATTATATAGTAAAGGGCCGAGGAAGTCAACCTCGGCCCAGTTATATTATAGTCCCATTTCAGTTTTTTGTATAATATATTCTTTTACTAAACCACTTCTCACAATGTCTTCTATATTGAATTCTACATGGTCAAATGAAGGCATTTTTTTTGTGATACTCATAAACTCTTTAATACCAGTTTTTTCATGAGGTTTGTGGAGGTCGGTTTGTCTATAGTCTCCACAGAATATAATTCTGGAATTTGTACCCATTCTTGTTATGACGGTATCTATTTCGGCAAATGTCATATTGTTGCACTCGTCAACTATGATAATACTATCGTTAAATGTAGTGCCACGTAAGAACGATGTAGTGGTAAACTCTACAAGTCCCTTTAACTTCAATATGCGCCATCCATCACCACGACCAAATAGATCGTCACAGATTTCTTGATATGGCTGTTCATATACTTCCGCTTTTTGCTTCTCGGTTCCTGGTAGAAATCCCATGTCTCTGGATGGAACTACGGAGCGGATGATAACGACCTTCTTATATGTCTCTTTGTATAAAACCTCCTTTAGAGCGAGATAGGATGATAGAAAAGTTTTACCGGTACCGGCATAACCGTGTAGCATCAGGTTAGCACCGCTTTCATATGCGTCCCACACTCTCTGTTGGTTTATTGTTAGTGGGTTAATATGACGCAATTCAAAGTGGTTGTGCTGAGCTGGATTTTGTTGTTGCTCCTGATTTTGTTTACGGTTATTTCTTCTCTTTACTGACATATGTTTACCTTTTTCTTTATTGTTATTCACATCGCCATAAACAAAAGAGGTCGCAGCCTTTTTACGGACTGGACCTCTAACTCTTTTCTTAGGTGGTGGTCTGGACAGATTAAATCTCCTTAGGAATATTCCATCTACCGTTGCCAACGGCTGTAGCACCGTGGGTTTTCGCTTTGACTTTACCAAGAACATATTTTGTGAAATCGGAAGGTGGTTTGGTGACGCCTATTGTCCAAGGGTCGCAAACCGTAGCAGACTGAATAACCTGTTCCCAATCAGGCTTATCATCTAGGTATGTATCATGTTCCGCCATTGTCATCTGGACGGTTATTTCTTCTTCTGTTTTCTTATTACGAAAAGTATAATTTGGCATTACGCCTCCTTTATCCACTCTGGTGGCTGGCGGTTCTTCCACTTATGTAGGTGCGCCTTGCCAATCTTATAATAGTTGCGATAATTCTCTACCGCATCTTTTGATATTATGTATTTAGGATCCATGGCACTTGGCGGTTGAGTAAAAGGTGATTTTGAAATATTTTTTGGAAATTGTGCTAGTGAAGTTAGCAGACCACTAGATGCCACCTTGTGAATTTTACCATAACGGTATGTATATTCTCTACAATGTTCTTCTAGATATTTCCATAACCACATATAGTTAGGTGCGGACTCGCGGGCCCACACGGCCGATGGATGGTTAACATGAGTTGCCGAGTATAATGTCACATTGCGGTCATCATCTAGGCGCCACCGCTTTACCTTGCGTTTTCCACCATCATCAATATACTCAGTACCGTCTAGCACTCTATGCGCCGTGGACAAAAGTTGAGCACTCTCAAGGATCATCTTAACACAATGAGAGTCAACGGCCCACTCGGCACACATTTTAGGATCTTTATGTATATAAAATATATTCATTATATCACCGCATATTTGCATCTAAAGGTTTCATGCCGTTTCTTCCACTTAAATACATACCAGTTTCCATATTTACCAGTTTTCTTTTGGTGCCAATTATGTGCAGCACTCTGTCCCATTTGCGTAATAAGTATACCAGAACCAGTGGCACGAATGGCATCTGGATCACCTAACTGCCATTGCAGTTGTGGAGTTAGTTTATCCCAATGTTTGGCAACATACATAGAAAGTTTATCATATTCGTCATCCGTTAATACCGGCGAGTCGCACCGATAATACAAGTAAGCTGACATTATAAGTAATCTTGCTGCCTGATTAGGACTCATTATGACCTCTCAATTAAATCCAGAACATCTTCAAGAAACAACATTTCATTATAATATGCGGCCTCTGTAAGATCAAGAGGCCCATACTCATCTATCTCCATATTCTTTATATAAGGACGGAGAATAGCAAGGCGGCCATACAACTTTTCTTTTACTTCCACTAAAGCCTTCACAGGATCTTTAGGTAGAAACTCTGTCATTTTTTAACCTTTCGGATAAACTCCAAAAACTTTGCGAGTGAGATATAACCACGCTGCATCAATAGTTCCATAGCAGCAATCTTTTCTTCAATTTCTTTTTCGCTTTGCATTTTTCTTCACCTCATTAATGTGATTACACCATTTGCGAAACTTAAATGCCGTGCAATCGCAACTATAACGATTGAAATTACCTCGGGTGACAATATATTTGCGTTTATCACCATCAACTAATGTTACACCATCATCATACTTGTCATTACCAGTCCATGCCTCTACAATATCACGTTTATCTAATACACGTGCAGGGGCATCAACATCACCAGTGGTTAACATAAACTCATAATCTTTCAACCACTTAGGTTTAGGAAGAACTACACGGCCTTCATAATAATTATATTCAGGATGGAAAACATAATTAGAACCCGGCCGAAAGGCCGAGTTCTTATATTTCACTTTAAGACGCATAAAGACTCCTTATCAAAGAAGTTTTGAAAGATCCGTACCATCAATTGAGTCCCAATCTTTATCTACCGAATAGGACGTAGCAACCTCACCATTTGTACCGAATTGCTCCGTTACATCATCAAAGTCACGGACTTTAGTGGCACGTTTTGTTTTAGGCTTTTTAGCAGCAGCAAACTTTTCAGCAACTTGCTTGATTGTTTCAAGGTTTTTTGCCTTTGCATTAGCAATTGCCGTTGCCGTAGGATTAGCAACCTTAGTTACCTTAGCAACCTTAGGCGTCTTAACAGCCTTGGCCTTAGGTGCCTTAGGAGTAGCACTACGCAACTCGGCAGCATTAGCAGGCTCGGCAATCATAGTATAAGAGACAACCTTGCGGCCATCTTTATTGGCAGTAATAGTAAAACCATACCGAGTATTAAGGAATGATACATACTTGGCAGCATAGTCGCCAGTACCAACGTGGGCATTAATCTCGGCAGGCGTAACAGTCTTGCCCATTACAAGAACCGCAAGGGCGCGGATCTCAGGGCGGATACCATTGGAAGCGGACACTTTAGGCATATTTAACTCCTTTTTCATCATTTAATACGGATATTATAACACAAAGGACGGATAAGGCAAGCGAAATCGTTTGTAAACAGATGCGACAGGTTGTCGCACCCCTTGAATGTAAACGGTATACATTCAGCAGTCAGGATCAAAATCGTGCCACTCCTGGGACCAGCTTGGTTGCCCAAATTGGTTGGTCGTCATCCTCATCATAATACTGTTCCCAAAACTCTTTAGCATCGGACTCGGAAATAAAATTGAGAAGGTTGACAAAGATTTCATCACGACCAATGCCGTTGCCTTCATCATAGAGTTCTATAATTTTATTGCGATA